CACAGTGAGCAAAGTACAGCGGCAGCTCAACTCCAATCTGAAGATCAGTGGCATCCTCATCACGATGGTAGACAACCGCACGAATTTCGCAAAGGAGATCAGCCAACTTGTGCGGGATACCTACGGCAAGGCGATACGAGTGTATGACACAGAGATACCGCGCGGCATCAAGGCGGCAGACAATGACCCGCTTATCAAGCAGGCCGTCAAAATGTACTGCAAGGCAAATTTCGGATACGGCGGCAGCGATGCCGACAAATTCCAGAAAAGCTATGAAAGCCTTGCGGTCAGTTTGAGCCTGTCCGGGGAGTATTTGGAGGATTGACCCGTGTATTTCAGCGATGAAATTATTCTGATTACAACGGACGATTCCGGCACCGATGAAATCGGCAGGCAGACCGAAACCGAGATGGGCCGCGTGACCGTGTACGGCGACATTAAGAGCGTGAGCCGGGAAGAATCCTTTACCGCCGGTTCCCACGGGTACAGCAATGTACAGAAATTCGTGCTGCACCCGTGGGATTACAGCGGCGAGAAATACGCCATGGTGGACGGCAAAAGAAAGCTGATTTACCGCACCTATCAGGCTGACCCTGACACGCTGGAACTGTATGCAGCAACCAAAAGGGGCATCACATGAGCAGCACGATTAAGGTCAAGCCGGAGCAACTGGCGGCGGCTATCCGAAAGGAGCTTGAATCTTATTCCAAAGCGGCAACCGAAGAAACGAAAGAACTGATTCGTGAAACGGCAAAAATCTGCAAGGAAGAAATTCAAAGCGCGTCACCTGTCAGAACGGGCAAATATCGCAAGGGCTGGTCTATAAAGCCCCTATGGGAAGATAATGACAGCCTGCGCGAGATTGTCCGTAACCGCTCTGCGTGGCAGCTTACCCACCTCTTGGAAAACGGTCACGCAAAGAAAAACGGCGGG